CATCGAAGCCGGCTTTGATGCCCGTGCCGGCTTCGATGCCCTCGCCGGCTTTGATGCCCCAGCCGGCTTCGATGCCCTCGCCGGCTTTGATGCCCCAGCCGGCTTCGATGCCCGCGCCGGCTTTGATGCCCGTGCCGGCTTTGATGCCCCAGCCGGCTTCGATGCCCGCGCCGGCTTTGATGCCCCAGCCGGCTTTGATGCCCGTGCCGGCTAACGCTTTCACCCAATACCGGGCGCGGATCGATCCCTTGAACGAAACAAATCCGAGATCGGCAGCGATCTCGATTGAGCCGTCGAATTCCTCCGACGAAACATCGACGTTGCCGACATACACATTCTCGGCGTCGAGATCGTCACGACCGATCTCCAGAACCTTCCGGCCATATTTCTCAATGATATTGGGCATTGCGATCTCCTGTTGCAGTCGTTGCGATAGATGCGATAATCGCAACACTAATCCGAAATATAAAGCGGCGTCAACTCCGGCTTCGCATTTTCCAGTGGCTCCAGGACGATCCTGTATCCGATTACATGGGCGACGTTTTCGAAATCCACCCAGCGCGGCGCGTTCTTGCCGTGACGCCAGTAGGAAAGCGTGACGGTATGAACGCCGGCCTGGGCGGCGATATCGCTGTAGCTCCTGCCGCTCGCGTCGATCTTGGCGAATAGTTCGCGGATCAGTGGCGACGCCGATCGCGGCGGCTTGGCTGGGAAGGCGGTCATTCGCTTTTACGCCCCGGCGCATCCCGCGCCTGCAATTCAGCGTCGCCCTTCACCGTTGTTCGGTAGCGTCGCTTTGATCGCGATCTGCCGTCGCTCTCGACGTAGCCGTTTTCTTCAAGCCAGTAGATTGCGGTCCATTCGACGGTCCCAACCGGGTGATGCCCGTGGCTGGTATTACATTGGGCGAGGGCGTCTAAGCGCGCTGATGTAAATCCCAGCGTTTCAATCCGTGTCATTTCCCTCAACCCTGCTTCTGCCGGTTCCTGCTCGTTGGTCGCTGCCAGAAGCGGCCTCGCTGTGGTGTATCAGTGGCGGGCTCGGCCAAACGAACGTTACACCGCCAATGTCGGCCTGGTTTTTCGGCTTCTCGCCTAGACTTGCCTTGGTCGGCATTATGCTCGGATTGGTCGCGGCGAGGAACCGAATGCGATCGCCGTCCTTGTGGCTTGGCAGAATGATTGATGCGGCGGGGCTCAAGCCGCAATTCTGTAGCTCGCGCTGTAGCTGGGCAACAGCTTTCGCAAGGCTGTAAATGTCACTCATTCCCCTCGTTCCTTCTTCTGCCGGTTCCTGCTTGTCGGTCGCTGGGCAAGGCCGGCTTCCCTGATCTCCGCGACCGTGATGGGCTCGCCGTCAAGCGTGTATTCGGATCGCCATGCGAGCGTGACGGCGTTCCATAGCTCGCGCCATGTCGTGATGCTCAGCTTGCCGATCGGCGTGTCGACGGTATGAGAAATGTCGAACTCAGCGCCGATCTGATCGTCCTTGTACCGAAGCCGCCAGCGGGCGCGAGCTTCGTTCTGGACGCGCTCCAGATAGTCGATGCGATCCAGAAGCGCGGCGCGGACGGGCTTGTCATCGCGCAGGCGTTTAATCGCGGCGATGATCCTGAGCGACTGAGGCTCTGGAGGCTCGTTTCCGATGGCGAGGTCGATTGCGCGCAGTGCCTCTGTGAGCGCGTCCGATCGGGCAAGGCGGTCGGCGTGGGTCATTGCGGGTTCCTGAGATCGTGCGCAACATCGGGGAAGCCGATCTTTTCACACCGCGCCGCGCACCTCTCGCGCTCCGCAAGGATGGCGTTGGCGATACCCTCTATTGATCCCTGCTCGTGTCCAAGAGGCAGGTTTTCGAACGTCTCGCGCGCCGTCCGCATGATGTCATCTGGGATGCCGGTCATGCCGCTTCCTTCCGTGTGCGTTTCTGTATCCAGTACCGGGCGCTGAATTTCACATCCTCGCCCATATCGGATTTGTCGCGAAGCCACTCCAGATAATCCATCGGCGCGGCTTCGAATGTCATCCCTTTGTGCTTGCCGAAATTCATCGTCTTGATCAGGGCAGGGTAGCGCGAGATCGCAACCATACGCTCCAGCGTTTCGATCTCCAGCATCTTCGCGAAGATGTGCGCTGTCACGAAAGCGTCGGGCAGGGCGCGGTGCGGCGGGTGCGCGAGCTTGGGGTTGAAATCGAGCGCAAGCCAATATCTGAGGCACTGGTTCGAATGCCCTGGCGCGTCCGGCCATATGATCCGCGCGACCTTGTATGTGTCGATCCACGGTCGGCCGTCGCCGTCGAAAAAGTGCTTCTCGAAATCAGCCTTGTGCGCGACCAGATAGTCGGTCGGCGCGCATCCTTCCATGAACTCATCAATGAGATCGCGCCAAGCTGGGGCGTCGGCAACGTCATCCTCCTGGATGTGGTGAACGGCTTTCGTTTCTGGCGGGATCAGGCTGCGCGGACGGCAAAGCGAACTCCAGGCGGTTTCGGTAAGGACGCGGCGTTGCTCCAGGTCGACATCGATCCTGCCGGCTTCAATGATCTCCGCACCGTCGCTTTCGGGTGTTCCGGTGGTTTCGAAGTCGATGACGCGGGCGATGGTCACAGTTTCACCCATTCTCCAGGCGAAGCCATCGCCTTTGAGGCGAGCGGCCATAGCTTGTGCATCATTGCCTCGGTGGTCGCCAGCCGCCTGACGCCGCTATACAGCCAGTCGTGCGAGGTGCTTACGTGGTAGAAGCCACCGGGTATGAACTGGATTTGAAAAGTGGTGTCGCTCTCGCGGATCGCTCGCGCTTGGCGAATACGGCGGCTCATAACGTCACCTCGTCCTTGATGCGATCGGCCTCGGCGCGGCCGGCGTCCGTCACGACATAGCCGCTACCGGCCAGCTTGCCGCTGTTTGGGTTCACAAGCGGCGCGAGCGCGAGCATGCCTCTTGCCTCCAGCGACCGAAGGACGGCGGCGACGGCCGTGGGCTCGATGATCTCGACGGCGCGGATCGCGCGGGCATAAATGCCATAGTCTGACGGCGCGTCCTGGGCGGCGTAAACGAGAACGCGCCTCTCCTGATCGGTGAAGGTCATGCCGCCTGCTCCTGAGGATCGGGACCGATGCGGCCGTGCTTGGCTTCCCATGCCTCAAGGCGCTCGCGACCGGCGTCGGTTATCTCGCGACCCCTACCGGAAAGCATGCCTTCCTCGATCAGCGTATCGACCATGCGATTAACGGCTCCGCCCATCGATTGGGTGCAGGATGTGCGCCAATGCTTCACGCCGGCATCATCGGTCCAGTACCAGAATTTCCAGTGCGGCCCCTTTCCGGCGCGCACGGCCGCAAGGCATTCGGCCTGCCGCTTGGTGAGGGTGTGGTTCCTGGCGCGATCGGCTCGCGCCCGCTCGATCGCCTGCTGAGCTTCGACCCGCGCGTCGTAAGCGCGCCGATCGATCTCCAGCGTCCGGCGCACCTTCTTGGCGAGATTGTGTTCCTGCGACGCCTCCAGCGCCGCTATGACGCGCGCGGCTTCCTCGGCGCTGAATGTGGGCTCGGTGTAGAATTTTCTCATTGGGGCATATCCCTGTCGGTCCAGTTGTTCTTTTCGTAGTGCCGCTGCTGACACGGCTCATCGCAATACGGCGTTGGAAAGTCGGCGTTCGGTGACGGCCATGCGAGCCAGCCAACTTCTGCGGATGTCATGCGTCCGCAATTCGGACATTGGTAGGTGCGGATGGTGTCGGGGCGATCGCCGCTCATTTCGGCGCGTCCTCATACCAGTCGGTTGCGATGCCTGCGGCCGTGTCCTTCATGAACCCGATCGCGTCGGCCTTGGTCGGAAAATCGAGTAAGCCTTGGTTCATGCGCTCGGCGTCATACTTGGCGACGATCCAGCGGGTTTCGCCGTCGATCCAGTCACCGCCGTTCTGCCGGTCATAGACCACGACATGCCCGCCATCCTCGCATTTGCGCGACGCGACATAGCCGGCGTCGCCATTGTACGGTTTGCGTTTGCTCTCGGTCATAGTGGCTCCTAGCTGAAAAGCTCGCCTAGCAACTCGTCGTCGGTCATGGTTGCGGGCGCGTCATCAACCGTAATCCCGCGCGCTGTAAGGAATGCAATCTCGGCCTCGCGCTCGCGCTCGATCATGCGAACGTTATGCTGCCGCCAATTGCGTTCGCGATCGGTGATCGCCGCATCAACGCGGGCGCGTTCATGTGACAGTCGAAGCTCGATGGCGTGAAGGTGGGATAGGTCACGCTCTGCCCGCGTTTCCGGGGCGGGCTCGATCCGCCAATTGGTAATCCATGAGTTTGCGTCAACGTAGCCAAAGCGCCGATCCAGCGTTTCTATGACGGCCTCAGCGTCCTCGCGGGTGAAGCGTGTCGCCTCGGTAATGCTGTATGGCCGGATTTGCCGGCCCGTCGAATGCCCCTTGTGGAAGCTGTATTCGCCATGTCGGTACGGCTTATAGGCATAGACGGTTTGCCCGGTTTCCTGATTGATCGCGGCGATGATGCAGTCGGTCACTGGTCGATCTCCTTCAAGCGTTCGGGAATGGGGCGCGGACGCCCCGAACCGGAAGGCTCAAGCGGTGGCTGTTTCGCGAAAAATCCTGCGGAGGGTTTCAACGCTGTCCTTCGGGAGATCGATGCGAACGCCTTTCTCGCCGTTACGAACGGTCATCGATCCATCCGACCACTCGTTAGCAAACCAGCCGGACCCGAGATCGGTGGTGCGCTTCAACTGCTTGTCGGTCATTTATTTCATCCTTAGTGTGTTGCGATAATCACAACATAATCGCAATCCCGATCGAGAGCAATACCCAGGCGAGAGTTTTTAAGAGGATCGATCTCGGCCAAGTTGAGCGGCGCGGCTGATTTCGTTCGCAATCATCGAACGATCGCCGTTACAAACTCCCTTGTCACAACATGTCCAGCAATATCAATAAGTTAGTAGTGACAAAGAGGTTTCTAAGAGACACTAAAAAATTATAATTAGGGGTGGTTGGTAAGTGTATAAAATAGAGGTCGATATATACCGACCTACTGATCCCCTTTGAAAAATTGTTGTGCCGTTCTTAGAAACTCCCCTGTCACCGTTTCGGAGCCGTAACGATATCAGAAAGCAACCATTGGTGCGTAAATCTCAACGCCTGATGGAGCGCCTGATAGATGACGCCGAAACAAGAGCAATTCGTGCGGGAATACCTGGTCGACCTGAACGCAACTCAGGCCGCGATCCGTGCCGGATATAGCGCAAAGACGGCAGGCGCTGTTGGGAATGAAAACCTAACAAAACCTGAAATCAAAGCGGCGATCGATAAGGCGATGGCTGAGCGATCGGAAGCGACGCGGATTGATGCCGCGTGGGTGCTAAAACGGCTTGCTGAGGAAGTCGAGGCGGATATCGCTGATCTCTATGACGATGAGACTGGCGATCTCAAGCCGATGCGCGAATGGCCGGAAATCTGGCGCAAGGGATTAGTCCAGGGGATCGAGATCGAAGCGCTGTTCGAAGGTTATGGTAAGGATCGCGTTCAAATCGGCCACACCAAAAAGATCAGGCTCGACAACCGGATCAAGCGCATCGAACTGATCGGCAAGCATATCGGCGTGAATGCGTTCCAGGAGACGGTGAAGCACACCGGCCTCGACGCGCTGGCCGATCGGCTGGAAAGGGCGCACAAGCGGGATGGCTAAGATACCGCCCATGAAGCGCAAGACGGCGCGCTCCAGCCTTCGGCGCATCTGTCGCAAGATAGGGCTCAGGCTCAGTGTTAAGCGATGAAACCGCAAGGCCGCGCCGACCTCAATGACCAGATAATCGACCTGGCTGCCACCTGCCGGTTCGACCCGAAGCGCTGGAGCCGGCTGGCGTGGGATTGGGGCGTTGGGCCGCTCGAAAAGCACCGCGGCCCGCGCGACTGGCAAGACGACATCAACGGGATCATTGCTGAGCATCTGAGCGATCCCGAAACGCGCTATGAGCCGTTGCAAATCAGCGTCGCCAGCGGCCACGGCATCGGCAAGTCGGCCGAAATGGGCATGCTGTCCAATTGGGCGATGTCGTGCTGGGCGGACGCGCGGATCGTCACCACGGCAAACACGGAAGGCCAGCTTCGCACAAAGACCGCGCCTGAGATCGGCAAGTGGTTCCGCATGTCGCTCACCGGGCATTGGTTCGATGTGCAAGCAATGTCGATCAAGTCCCGCGATCCGGCGCGCGCCGATAGCTGGCGACAGGACTTCATTCCCTGGTCGGAACACAACACTGAGGCATTCGCCGGCCTGCACAATGAAGGCAAGATCATCCTCTTGCTGTTCGATGAGGCGTCGAAAATCCATGACAAGGTTTGGGAAGTCGCTGAGGGCGCGCTGACCGACGAAAACACGGTCATCATCTGGATCGTGTTTGGCAACCCGACGCGCAACTCAGGGCGCTTCCGCGAGTGCTTCCGCCGTTACCGCCATCGGTGGGTGCGCCGGCAAATCGACAGCCGGACGGTTCCCGGCACAAACAAGGCTTATCTCCAGCGCCTTGTGGATGACTACGGAGAGGACAGCGATATCGTGAAGGTGCGCGTTCGGGGGCAGTTCCCAGCGCAATCGGCCATGCAGTTTATCAGCGAAACGGACGCGGATGCGGCCCGCAAGGTTCATCTGCGCAAAGAGCAATACAGCTTCGCGCCGGTCATCATCGGCGTCGATCCCGCCTGGACGGGCGATGACAAGCTGGAGATCATGCTGCGGCAAGGGCTCTACTCAAAGTCGCTCATATCCCTGCCGCGCAATGACAACGATATCCATGTCGCGAACCTGATCGCTCGGCTCGAAGATGAGTATCAGGCGGACGCGGTGTTCATTGACGCCGGTTATGGGACGGGCATCAAGTCGGCCGGCGACACGATGGGCAGGGCGTGGCGTTTAATCTGGTTCTCAGGCAAGTCGATCGATCCCGGCTATCTGAACATGCGCGCCTTCATGTGGGGGCAGGGCAAGCGCTGGCTGAAAGCAGGCGGCGCGATCGATCCGCGCGATGAAGAATTGTACCAGGATTTGATCGGGGTCGAGACGGTTCCGCGCGTCGATGGCAAGGTGCAGCTTGAAAGCAAAGAGGACATGAAAGAGCGCGGCATTCCCAGCCCGAACAAGGCTGATGCGCTATTCCTGACCTTCGCTGAGCCGGTCGCCAAGAGGGAGCGGATTTTCACGAAATCCGTAACGATGGCGGACGGCAGCACGGCAGACATTCCGATGGCGGCGGTCGATTACGATCCGCTTGCCTGATTGGTCGCGGCAACCTTCTCGCTCTTATCGGTTCGAAAAACCGGAGTGCGAGCCCGATGAAATCCCAGGACAAGGATGATCTCGTTTCCTCAGTCGCCAACGCGATCGAGGATAGCAATTGGCAGCTTGCCGCTGCCCGCGATCAATCGGCGCTCAGGCTGGCGATCGCCAAGAATGTCGCCGTCAACGGCCGGCTCGCCGTTGCCATGATCTTCATCGTCGCGGTCGCGGCGTATCTCAAAGAGGGCGATGCGCTGTTCGCGCGGCTCGCCCTGGGCGCGGCGATCCCGGTCGGCCTGGCCTACGTGGTCGATCCGCTGCCGGGTGGCCGGATGAAAATCATCGGCGCTGCGCTGGCGCTGATTTCCGCCGCGATCGTTGCGGCGCTCCTGTTTCTCAACGTGAGGTAATGCAGCATGTGCCTTTTCGGAGGTGGCGGTACATCCGTCCAGACGCCAACGCCGCCAGTGCTTCCGCCTGAAACGGCCGCGATGAAGGAACCCGACGCCGCTGCGGTCAAATCCGCGACGGCGCGGCGCACTGGCGATCGCATCCGATCAGGCGCTCAGACGATCCTCACATCCGGCTCGGGCGTAAAGTCCAGGGCTCAGACGAGCAAGACGACGCTGACCGGCGATGAGGATGATGAGGCGCGCAAGAAAACGCTGCTTGGCGAGTGATGTTTTTCCTGGGCGCTGCGGCGATCTACGGCTGGATGGGCATTGACCTCTGGTCGGTCGATCGCGGCGCGTCCGGCCTGTGCGCCGCGCTGGCGGCTTTCTTCGCAATCGGATGGTGGATATCGCCATGAGCGGCAACGCGCCGAACAATGAAACCCAGGTCGCTTATCATCGTCGACGCGCAACCGAATTGCAGACGGTTCGCCAGCCGTGGGAAGAGACTTGGCGCGAGCTTGCGCAATTCATCGAACCGACGCGGTTCCGCCTTGGCACAAAGGATGAGGGATACACCTCCCGAAAGAAGATTGTCGACAGCCAAGCAACAACCGCGCTGCGGACGCTGGCGAGCGGCATGCACTCGGGCATCACCTCGCCCGCGCGGCCGTGGTTCCGGCTGACTACCTTCGATCCTGAGCTAAAGGACTTTCCGCCCGTCAAGGAATATCTGGCGCAAGTCGAGCGCCGGATGCGCGAGACGTTCCAAAGCTCGAACATCTACAATTCGTTCCATATCGGCTACGGCGATCTCGGCCTGTTTGGTCAGTCTGTGGGCATTCTCGCTGAGGATGATCGCGAGGTGATCCGCATGCAGCAATGCATGCATGGTCGCTTTTGGATCGCCCGCGACCATACCGGCCGCGTCACCACGCTCTATCGCCAATTCCGCTGGTCAGTGCAGCGCATCATTGCGCGCTTCGGGTATGCGGCCGTCAAGCGCATAAGTCAGACGATCGCGACCGCCTATGACAACGGCAATTACGATGACATTCACACTGTCTGGCATGCGATCGAACCGCGCATGACGCGCGATCCGCGCCGGCTGGACAAGGCTCATAAGCCGTACCTGTCGAACTATTGGCTCGATACCATGACTGAGCGCGCAAATGATGGGCTCCTGGAGGAAAGCGGCTTCGATGAAAACCCGCTGATCGGGCCGGCCTGGGAACTGGCCGGCGACGATCATTACGCGCTGTCGCCGGGACAGGTCGCGCTTGGCGACACTCAGATGCTCCAGAAGATGCAGCAACGGAAGCTGGAGGCGCTGGACAAGATCGTTCGCCCGCCGATGACGGGACCGACTTCGCTGCGAAACAATCCGGCGTCGCTCCTGCCGGGATCGGTGACTTATGTCGATGATCCGACCGGGAAGGGCTACCGGGCGGCGATGGAAGTGAACCTTCGCATTGCCGAACTCACCCAGGATATTCAGGCGACGCAATACAAGATCGATCGCGCGTTCTATGCCGATTTGTTCCTCATGCTCGCCAACATGGAAGGCATCCAACCGCGCAATCAATTCGAGATCGCAGAGCGTAAAGAGGAAAAACTGCTCGCGCTCGGGCCGGTGCTGGAAAACATCTACAATGACCAACTGGAGCCGACGATCGATCGCACCTATGCGATCCTCAATCGTCGCGGCGAATTGCCGCCTCCGCCGCGCGAGCTTGCCGAACAGGAACTCAAGATCGAATACATTTCGATGCTCGCCCAGGCGCAAAAGGCCGTTGCGACCGGCGCGATCGAGCGCGGCGTTGCGTTCGCCGGTCAACTTGCAGCCGTCAAGCCGGAAGTCCTCGACAAGCTCGACGCCGACGACGCTGTTGATCAGTATTTCGACATGCTGGGTGTCCCGCCGTCGATCGTCGTTCCAAATACGGAAGTCGAGAAAACGCGCGCGGCGCGGGCTCAAAAGCAGCAAGCGGCAGAAGCCGCCGCGATGATGAAGGAAGTTGCGCCGGCCGCGAAGGCGGGCGCGGACGCTGCCGCAACGCTGGCCGATGCGGCAACGCTTCCGGCTGGCGGATCGCTCCTGCAAAGATTGGGGATTGGGTGATGTATTGGGGACCGACGAAAGCAGACATTCGCGCGGCCAAGATCGCGATCGCGATCTTTCTGGCGGCGTTCGGCGGCGGCGCTTTTGCGATCGGCGCGTGGCTTTTCTAGGCGAATAGTGTTGCGGAAATCACAATGACCGATTTGAGTGAGCAACTATCACAACAGCAAAAGGTCGAACGTGACGAATTGGCAAAGGCGTTTCGTCACGTCCTGTCGGATGCGCGCGGCAAGCGCGTTCTGTTCTGGATACTGGAGCAATGCGCGATCTATCAGGACGCATTCTCCGCCGACAATGACGTGACGAACTACACGCTTGGTCAACAGGCGAGCGGGCGGAAGGTGATCGCGCAAATGGATGCGATCGATCCGCGTCTTTACCCGCAACTCCTGGTCGACCGCGCCGAGATCAGAGAGCGAGATCGAGCCGCCGCGAAGGCGATGGCCAAAAACCAGGAGCAAGAGGACGATGAGGAATAGGATCAGGGATTTGATGGCCGGTGAGGGCAGCGGCGGGATCATGTTCAGCGGCGAGGGCGGCGGCAACGGCGGCGGCGATGGCGGTTCCGACGATGGCGCGAGCGTCCTGTTTCCCGATGAGGGCGGCGAGAAAAAGCCCGACGATGATACTGCCGGCAAGGATGGTGACGGCGACGGCGACGGCGACGGTGACAAATCCGGTGAAGGCGAATGGAAGGAATATGTTCCTGATCCCGACAAGTCGGATGAGGAAAACGCCGCCGCGAAGGCTGAGCATGATAAGACCAAGCCGGCCGAAGGCGATGGCGACAAGGGTAAGAAGAAGGATGACGCCGCCGCCGATGCCGACAAGGTTCCCGATGACGGGAAGTACGATCTCAAGATGCCCGATGGTGTCGAGCTTGACGCCGAGTTGGCCGACGCGCTCGGGCCTGAGTTCAAGGAAATCGGGCTGACGCGCGGGCAGGCGCAGAAGCTGGCCGACAAGTTCATCGAAATCCAGCAAGGCCGCGCCGAGACTTATTCCAAGTCACCGGAAGGCCAATGGTCGATGTCGGCCTATGGCTACTTCAAGGAACACGGAACGCCCGACACTTGGCCGGACAAGGCCAAGGCCGACAAGGAAATCGGCGGCGACAATTGGGATGGCACGGTCGCGACCGCGCGCCGCGCCGTGAATGCGCTCGGAACGCCGGAACTGAAAAGCTTCCTGGAGGCGAGTGGTGGCGGCAACCATCCCGAGCTTATCCGTTTCATGGCAAGAGCCGGGGCCATGATCAAGGAGGATGACCCGGCGAAAGGCGGCGCGGAAGGGGCGGGTAAGCCTGCCGAAACCGCCCACGTTCTGTTTCCGAACGACGCACCGAAAGGCTAAGGAACAATGGCGACTATCGGCACAACCTATCCGAACCTGATCGACCTCAACAAGAATACCGGCGAGGGCAAGGTTGTGGAGCTTCTGACGCTCCAGAACCCGATCCTTGACGACGCGATCGCAACGCAGTGCAACATGGACGCCGTTCACCGGCACATGATCCGCACCGGCCTGCCATCCGTCGCGTGGGGCCGGCTCTATCAGGGCATCCCTCAGTCCAAGGCGACGATGCAGCAGGTCGATGATACGACCGGCTTCCTGGAGGCGGCTTCGACCGTCGATGAAAGGTTGCTCAAGCTGGCATCCGATCCGGCGCGGACGCGGCTCACTGAGAGCGCCCCGTATCTGGAAGCCATGAACCAGGAAATGGCGACTGGCATCTTCTACCACGATACGGCTTCGACGCCCGAGAAGTTCAAAGGTCTGGCCGCGCGGTATGCGAGCTACAACGCTGGCGTACCGAACCCGGCCGCGCCGTCGATCTCGAACCAGGTGATCCACGGCGGCGGTTCCGGCTCTGACAATACGTCGATCTGGTTTGTCACCTGGGGCGATCACGCGACTTCGCTGCTCTACCCCAAGAACACCAAGGCCGGCGTCGAGATCGAGGACAAGGGATCGCAGCGCGTCACTGACGCCAGCGGCAACCCGTACTATGTCAAGGAAGTGCTGTATCGCTGGCACCTTGGCCTGTTCGTCAAGGATTGGCGCTACAACGTCCGCATCGCTAATATCGACGTGTCCGATATGCGCGGCGGCTCGGTCGATCTGTGGGCGCTTCTGCGCAAGGCGTATTACCGCCTCCAGTCGCGCCGCCGTGATGCTCAGTCGAGCCGGATCGCGATCTACATGAACCGTGAGGTGCTGGAAATTCTGGACGCGCAGTCCAGCGACCGGGCGCTTCTCGCGGCCAATCCGAACTATACCGGGCTCGGGCACATGCAGGTCGAGGGCAAGGAAGTCCGCTCGTATCGGGGCATCCCGATCCGCGAGACTGACGCGCTTCTCAATACCGAAAGCGCCGTTCCGTCCGCGTAGTGATCGCCTGCCGCTCGCCTTAACGGGCGGGCGGCAACATTCGAAGCAGGGCCGGAAGGCCGAACAGAGGCAAGACAGAAATGATCTTCGACAAACAGACGCTCTTTTCGGATGCCCAGGCGATCACAGCAAGCGCCGCATCCACCAACGCCATCGATCTCGGGCCGGTCGACCTCGCCCGCGACATCGGCAAAGGCAAGCCGATCCCGCTGCTCATCCAGGTTGTCGAAGTGTTCGACAGCGTTGCCGACGATGAGACACTGGAGGTTGCGGTGCAGTTCGACAGCACCGAAACCTTCACGCCGGACAAGGCGATCGTGATCGGCAAGTTCACGAATGCTCAGTTGAAAACGCTGGGCTTCCAGCTTCCGTGCCAGGCAATACCGGACGGCTCCAACCTCCAGTATATGCGCCTGTACTACACGGTCGCCGGCTCGGGCAACTTCACGGCAGGCAAGCTGACTGCCGGGATCGTCATGGGTCGCCAGACCAATGGTTAAGGCGATCGCGAACGAAAAGGGCTTCTTCGGCGGGGTCGTTCGCGATCCCGGCGACAGCTTCATCGTGCCGGATGCGATCTGGAACGATCCGAAAAAGCGGCCGTCCTGGGCGCGCAAGGATGATCGCCCGGATGATCTCGCCACTGAGCCCAAGGGTGAGAGTGTAGGCGAAGGTGAAGGCGAGGCGACGCCGATCCCCGCCGACTGGCGGTCGCTTTCGGCCAAGGAACGCAAGGCGCTGGCGGAAGCGATCTCGGGCGAAAAGCCCGCAAACGCCAAGGAAGCGGACGCCTTGATCGAGGCATGCGCGAAGGATGGTGCGGAGCCGTTCGCTGATGCGCCTGAGCCGGAAGCGGCGGGTGAAGGCAACGGGCTCCAGGATGCTCTTGGGGGCATTCCGCCGAAGGAAAACCTTGGCGACGCAAAACCCGATTGGGAAGCGCCAGCCGCGCCCAAGCCGGTCGAGGACTGATCGGCCGGATGATCTCGCGAGCCGGCGCGTTGTCGGCTCGCATTAACCCTGGGGATGCCGATGGCCCGCTTCACTACCAATGTCGCACTTCTCGAAAACGCCAGCGCAACCGGATCGGAGTTCACGATCGATCAGGGCGGGCGGTTTCTGTTTCTGGCGCTGGGCACCTTTGGCGGCGCGACAGTCAAGCTCCAGATTAAGGGGCCAGACGACAGCACGTTTGTCGACGTTCCCGATAGCTCGCTGACAGCGGCCGGATCAAAGACCGTCTACCTGCCCGACAACGCCGTTGTGAAGGCGGCGATCGCGAGCGGCCCGCCGTCCGGCATCTACGCATCGTTGCGCCGCTGCCCGGAGTGCTGAGCGATGAAGCTCGCCAGCCTTGCGCAAAAATACAGCGATATGGTCGGACCGCCCGAAGGCGCTGACAGCGATGAGTATTATCCGTCGCTGCACCTGGACGAAAAGCAGATTGACGCGATCGGCGTCACTGAGGCGCGCGTCGGCAAGGAAATGATGATGACCGCACTTGTGCGCGTCGCCAGCTTCCATGACGCCAAGAACGGCGCGCGCTCCATGTCATTCGAGGTTATCGAGGCCGGCCTTTCCGACAAAGAGGACAGCAAGGACGCGGCGACGGTCCTGTTTCCAAATGAGAAGGGCTGATGACCTCTACCGTTGCGATTTGCAATCTGGCCCTGTCCAATCTCGGCAAGGACAACATAAGCGCACTGACTGAGGCGAGCGCTGAGGCGCGCGCCTGCAATCAGTTTTACGATCACGTCCGCAAGTTGCTTCTCCAAGAATATCCGTGGGGCTTCGCCGGCAAGTCGGCATCGCTGGCATCGATCACCAATGACAAGGAAGGCGACTGGCTGTACGCCTATCGCAAGCCGAACGATTGCCTGAAACTGCGCACCGTTCGCAATCGCTACTCGACCACGCCGCAAGATGATCTCCCGGAAGCCCTGCCGTCCGGCTTCCCCTATGAGGTTGAAGGAAGCGCGATCTATTGCGACCTGTCGCCGGCCTTCGGTCGCTACACTTATGACCTGACCGATCCGACCAAGTTCTCAGTGTCCTTTATCGAGGCGCTGGGCTGGCATTTGTCGGTTCGGCTGGCGATGCCACTGACGCGCGATCCCAAGGTCCGCGCCGACGCCTATCAGATTGCTATAGGCGCTCAGCACATCGCGGAAATGGCGGACGCAAATGAGGTTCGCCACACATCCGATCATGATAGTGAGTTCGTGACGGAGCGCAGCTAATGGCTGATCTCCGCGCCTATCAACCCTCATTTACTGCCGGCGTCCTGTCGCCCGCGCTGTGGGCGCGCGTCGATCTCGCCAAATATGCCAGCGGGCTCAAGACGGCGCTCAACCTGTTCATTCATCCGCATGGCGGTGTGTCGAACCGCGCCGGCCTGGAGTACATCAATGAGGTGAAGGACAGCGCGGATTACGCGCGGCCGATCCCGTTCCAGTTCAACACTGAACAATCCTACATCCTGGAGTTCGGAGATCAGTATTTCCGCGTGTATCGCGATGGTGGGCTGATCCTGTCAGGCGGCTCGCCCTATGAGGTGGCGACGCCCTACGCGCATACCGATCTCGATCAGCTTGTTTTTGCGCAGGAGGCCGATGTCATGTACATCGTCCATCCGAGCTATGCGGTGCGCAAGCTCTCGCGCCTTGCCGATGACAACTGGACGCTGACAACGGTAACGTTCGCACCGTCGATCGCGGCACCGACTGGCGTTGGGGCTTCGCCGCTGGTCGGCTCGGGAAGCACACCATACACATACAAGGTGTCTGCGATCGATGATGAAACCGGCGAAGAAAGCCTTCCTTCATCCGCTGCCGGCACGGCCAATGACCTGACGGTTGCGGGCAACAAGAACCGTGTCACCTGGAGCGCCGTGACGGGTGCCAGCCGATATATCGTCTACAAAGAGGATAACGGTGTTTACGGCTACATCGGCGGCACATCCGGCCTGTCGTTCGATGATGAGAATATCGTTGCCGATCTTGCCGATACGCCCCAGGTGGCCCGCAACCCATTTTCGGGCAGCGGCAATTATCCCCGGTGCGCGACGTTCGTTGAACAGCGCCTTGCATTCGCTTCGACAAACAATGAGCCGCAAGGCGTCTGGATGTCGCAATCTGCGAACTATGAGAATTTCGGCTATTCGTCGCCGGCCAAGGCAAGCGATGCGGTGACGTTCCGTATCCGGGCAAAACAGGTGAACGAAATTCGCGCTATGCTGCCGATCAAGGGGCTCATGCTCCTGACCTCTGGCGCGGAGTGGATTGTATCTGGCGGCTCTCAGTCGGACGCGATCGCGCCCAGCGCGGTCAAGATCGATAATCAGGGCTTCCGGGGCGCGTCCATTGTGCAGCCGGTCGTTGTCGGCAGCACGGTTTTGTTCGCCCAGGAGAGGGGCGGCGTGGTTCGCGATTTCAGCTATCAATTCGCTGAGGACAGTTTCGTCGGCAAAGACCTGACGATCCTGGCCCGGCATCTGTTCGAAGGCAAAAGCATCAAGTCCTGGGGTTACGCCCAGGCTCCCCACTCGATTGTTTGGGTGGTTCTCGATGACGGGTCGCTCGTCTCGTTGACCTACATGAAAGAGCATGAGGTATGGGGCTGGACGCATCACGAAAGCGAGGCCGATGCCTATTTCGAGCATGTCACCGTCATTGCCGAAGGCAATGAGGATGTGCCGTATTTCGTGGTCAAGCGGACCATCAACGGGTCGGATGTTCGCTATATCGAGCGGCTTCATTCGCGCTATTTCACGGCCGTAGAGGATGCCTTTTTCGTTGATTGCGGCCTGGCCTATGACGGGTCGGCCACCACAACGATAAGCGGCCTGGACCACCTGGAGGGCGAAACTCTCGTGGCGCTTGCCGATGGCAACGTGGTTCTCGATCTCGAAGTTTCCAGCGGGTCGATCACGCTGCCCAATGCCGCCAGCAAGGTTCATGTCGGCCTGCCGATCACATCCGCGCTGCAAACACTCGATATTGATCTTGGCGCGGTCCGCGGGCTCGGGACCGTCCAGGGGCGGATCAAGTCGAACTCCGAAGTGACGCTTCGCGTCCAGGATACGCGAGGCATATGGGTCGGCCCGCGCGACGGTACGCGCGACGATGAGCGGACGCTGGTCGAATACAAGCAGCGATCGACCGAAGCATGGAATGAGGCGATCGGCATGTACACTGGCGATATCCGCATGACGCCGCATTGGGACTGGACCGATGGCGGCAATATGTGGATCAAGCAATTCGATCCGCTTCCGATGACAATTCTAGCGATCATGCCCGATGTCACGATCGGTCGCTGATATTCGCATCGTTCCGGCGCGCGCCGCCCATGTTCGCACCATTGCGCGGCGGATGCGCAATGCCGATCGCGATGAGGTGTGGGCAGCGTCAAGAATGCTGCCGGCGCAAGCGCTCATCTATTCGCTCAGAAAGTCCACTTACGCCTGGACCGCGATCGTCAACGGCCGGCCGGAAGTGATGTTCGGCGTTGGTGACATCAACGTTCTTGCCGGGGTCGGGGCTCCCTGGCTGCTGGGGACGGTTGCCGTCGAAAAGCACTTCCGGGCATTCCTGCGGCGGTCGGTCGATTTTCGGGATCAACTATCAGCGCAGTATCCGGTGCTTCGGAACTTTGTCGATGATCGGAACAAGGCATCGATCCGCTGGCTTCGGTGGCTGGGTTTTCGCCTTTCTGATCCGGTCGACCATAACGGCTACAGGTTCCGCCTGTTCGAACTGAGGGCAAGCGATGTGTAGTTTGACGATGGCGCTGACGATCGGCTCGACGCTCCTGGGCGCGGTCGGACAGGTCGTTGCGGCCGAAGGGCAGGCCCGGCAGATGGAAGCCCAGGCCAAGGCGGCTGACTACAACGCCCAGGTCGTTGAAATGAACGCGACGCTCTCCGATCGGCGGGCGAAGGACGCGCTTGAACGCGGGGCGAAAGAGGAACAGCGCAAGCGCCTGGAGGTGCAGCGCATCCTTGGCTCACAACAGGCGGCTATGGCGGCAAATGGCGTGGATATCACATTCGGCTCGCCGCTCGATACGCTGACAGATACGGCGATGCTTGGCGAGATCGACGCGCTGACGATCCGAACCAACGCAAATCGCGAAAGCTACGATCGCCGCGTCGATGCGGTAAACCAGCGCGCGGGCGCAACGCTCGACAGGATGGAGGCGCAATCGGCGCGCGAAGGTGCCGGATACACGCGAACAGCCGGATATCTCGGGGCTTTCGGGACAGTCCTGACCGGAGCGGGCAAGGCGTTTCAAGGCTATCGACAATCGACAATCGGCGCGTTCGCGTGAGGTGAGGCATGGTGAAGGTTCCTGAATACCAGCCAAGCGTACAGACGCGGCCGATCTTTCAATCCGACTTCACGGTTCGCGCCAATGCTGAGGACATGGGCGCACCGGCTGCGCGCGGCGTGGAAGCAATGGGGCGCGGCATAGGGCAGTTGGCGCGCGGCGTTTCCGATCTCGGGGATGCCTTTGCGGCCATACAAGACTTGGAGGACACGACGCGGGCGAAGGAAGCCGACAACAATTATGCCGCCTGGGTGCGCGAGCGCATGTATGGCGACAACGGCTTCATGACGCTGGAGGGCAAGAGCGCGGTCGACGGCCGGCGCGCATTCGAGGCTGAGGCTGAACAGAAGCGCAAGGAGTTTGGCGGCGATCTCACTCCCGGCGCTCAGCGGCGCTACAGCGATGCCAGTCAAGCGCGGCTTCAATCGGTGCTGGAGCGATCGATCGTCCATACCGCAAACCAGCGCAAGCAATGGGTGAAGGACGCCAGCGCCGCGCGGCTCGATACCTTCGCTGAGGACGCGCTTGCCGCATATGGCGATCCCCGCCTTGTCGACAAGAACATCGCGGCCGGCCAGGCCGAAATACGCGAGCAAGCCAAGCTGCTCGGGTGGGATGCCGACACGACGAAAAACCGGGAAGCCGAGTTTGTTTCGAGTGTTCGCGTCAATGTCGCCATGCGAACGATGATCGATGATCCGGTCGCGGCGAAAGCCTATTATGAGAAGCACAAGGATCAGATTACCGGCCCGCACCAGATGAAATTTGATGAGGCGGTGAAAATCCCGCTCCTGAACGAAAACGTGAAACGGAACACCGATAAATTCATGCAATCGGTGGGTGTTGGCGCGGCGTCAAGCGCCAAGGATGTCGTCCGCGGTTTCGAGGGCTATCGCGATACGCCGTATTGGGATGTGAACGCCTACCGCATCGGCTTCGGGTCAGACACGGTGACAAAGGCGGACGGTTCGGTTGTTCGCGTCACGCCGGGCATGAAGATCACGCGCGCCGATGCTGAGCGCGATCTGCAGCGTCGGCTCACCAAAGAGTTTATTCCGGGCATCATCAAGATGGTCGGGCAAGACAAGTGGTCGCGCCTGCCGGGGCCGGCGCAAGCCGCTCTCGCGTCCGTGGCCTATAACTACGGATCGTTGCCGTTCATCGTGGCGAACGCCGTGGTGATGGGTGATATCGAGGATATCGCTCAGGCGGTCGAAAGCCTCAAGGGTCACAACGCTGGAGTGAATGAAGGCCGGCGCATGAAAGAGGCCGCGATCATTCGTGGCATGACTGGCATTTCGATCCAGAGCGCCGCCGCAATGCCCAGCTTCGGATCGATCGAGGAATACCTGAAAGGGATCGATGATCCCCAGGAGCGCGAGCTTACGCGCAAGGCGATCTATGCCCAGCTTGAAGCCGCCAAGAAAGCAGAGCAAGCCCAGCGTGAAGCCTATCAGGCTGAGGCGTTCAACCTGATCGAGACAGACAACATCAACCCGTTCGAACTTCCGCCGTCCGTCACAACCGCGATCGGCATGGACGGCATGTCGAGCCTGATGACGTATTGGGAAAAGAAGCAGTCGGGGCAGGAGATCGAGACTGATCCCCAGCTTCTCTATGACATGCAAACCCTCTACGCGACCAATCCGGCCGAGTTCGGCAAGATCAACCTCATGGATTACAAAACGCAGCTTTCCGATGAGGACTGGAAAACCGTCAACGGCTGGAGGCAAAACGCGCTGACCGATCAGCGCAAGGCGCAAGAGGACGGGATCACGCTCACATCGGCGTTCTCCCAGGCGTCAACCCAGCTTGAAGCTGTCGGGATTACAACGGTCGGTAAGGAGGGCAAGTCACGGCAGGAGGCAGCGGACAGGATCGCCCGCTTCCAAAACGTGCTGGCGCAGGAATTGGAGGCGTTTAAACGCGCAAATGATGGAAAAGCGCCGACACAGATGGATATCCAGTCGATGATCAATCGGCTGCTGCTGCCGATCGTGATCCGGCAAGAGAAATCGATGTGGAACCCGACAAAGACGCCGTGGTCATCGACCTTCGGGCAGGAGGGTTTCCTGTTCGAAGCAGGCATGCGGCCGGACGGGTCGACCGTCGATGTCGACGTTCAATACTCCGACATTCCGATCGATCTCAGGCGCGGGATCGCGCGCGACCTGGAGCGCGAGCTTGGCCGCAAGCCGTCCGACGATGAGGTTGTCGATCGGTATGAGCAAGTGATCCTGGATCAGTAGAAGATGACGGCGATCGCGGTGATGGCCGCGCCAACTATCAGCGGGCTAATAGCAACGTAGAACAGAAATTTCCCGGTCATCGCCAGCCGGCTTGATTGTCTACTCACAGGGTTCCTCCATAAATGTTCACTCTCGCAGAATATGAGCGCTGGAAAGCTGAACGGCAAGAGAACGGCGTCGGGGCGGCGCAAGTCGTCATCGGATCGGTTAACGAAAAGCCGGACGATCTGGCCGGTGATCTGATGCTTGCCAATGAGTTCGGCAAGGCAACGGGCAATCCGGTGCCGCCGCTGCCACTGGTCAAGGAATACCGCAACGTTTTTCAGGAGGCGGTAGAACGCGAGAAGAACAAGACTATCCTGTCGGGCGCTCCGGTCCTGACGGAATGGTTGCGTGATCCTGAAAACGCGACACTGGCGCGCGACGATCTGACTGGCCTGTCATGGTGGGAAACCGTTTTTGGAGCCGGCCGCAACGCGGTCGGGCGCGGCATCCTTCGCGTTCCTCAGTCCTTCAATCAGTGGATGGCGCATGAGGCTGCGAAGCGCGCCGATGACGCGGACCGGTCGTTCGGGGATATCCTGGGCGATGAAATGGCGATCCGCAATTCTGCCGGCGAAGTGGCAGGCGCAACCCATCTGCCCGGTCCCGATGATCTCTTTTGGGCCGGCTCGCGGTTCCTGACTTCCCGGCTGGCTGGGCTCTACAGCGATCAGGAGGCGAATGCGGCCGAATACCAGCGGCGCGTTGGCGAGATCGCGAACCGGATTGCGGACATTCCGATGTCGCCGGCCGGTGAACGTTTCAAGCAAGCCTATGTGGCGTTGGAACCGACCGGCGACCTACGCGGCGATCTCTCCAGTTTCATGAGCGCCGTCGCCGCCGATCCGGGCGGCTTCATGGCGTTCCTGACCGAAACGGCTGCGGAAAGCGCACCGTCGCTCGCCGCCGCGACCGCGACGATGATGGCGACGCGCAACCCCACGGCCGGCGCGATCATGCTTGGCGCGTCGTCGGGCCTGACGGAAGCGGGCGTTGCGCCGGCTGAGTTCTTTGCCGAGATGGGCATCGATATCTCGACTGAGGAAGGGGCGCTTCAAGCGATCTCCGATCCCGCGATCATGAAGGCTGCGGCCGATCGCGGCCTTACGCGAGGGCTGATCATCGGCGCGCTGGACGGCCTGTCGGGCGGGATCGCCGGGCAAC